GGCGGTCAACGAGCTGTGGATCGTCGAGGGGATCTTCGACGCCATCGCCCTGGTGCACCACGGCATCGCCGCCGTATCCGCCATGAGCTCCGGCCACTTCCCCTTCGAGTCCCTCAAGGCACTGGCCAAGGCCCGCGCCGACGAGGGCAAGAAGCTGCCCACACTGGTCTGGGCGCTGGACAACGAGCCAGGCGCCCACCGCTACACCCGCAAGCACGTCGCCATGGCCCGCGAGCTGGGCTTCCCCTGCGAGGCCGCCCAGTACCCGCAACGTGACCGCAAGGTGGACTGGAACGACCTGCATCAGCGCTGGAGCTTCATCGAGGACGCCACCAAGCGCGAGGACGCCCGCGAGCGTGACCTCAAGCTGGCGCGCTACCACGGCGCCCTGCTGCTTGCCGAGAGTGCCAGCGACAGGGCCCTGCTCATGTACGACTGGCGCAAGCAGGGCGAATTTCACTTCGCCTTCGACAACCGCCTGTACTGGTTCAAGCTCGACCTGGAGAAGTTCAACAAGGCCATGCAGGCCCTGGAGGACAGCGAGGACCACGACGAGCAGCTGCTCAACAACAAGCAGATGCGCGAGAAGGCGCTGCAGCAGGCCGGATGCGTGGTGGAGATCGCCAACTGCTACCCGCGCGCCCTCTACTTCCAGCGCAACGAGGTCACGGACGAGAGCTGGTACTACTTCCGCGTCGACTTCCCGCACGACGAACCCACCGTCCGCAACACCTTCACCGGCGGCCAGGTGGCAGCCGCCAGCGAGTTCAAGAAGCGCCTGCTGGGCATGGCCGCCGGCGCCGTATTCACCGGCAGCGGCGCCCAGCTCGACAAGATCATGAAGGAGCAGCTGTTCGGCCTGAAAACGGTGAAGACCATCGACTTCATCGGCTACAGCAAGGAGCACGGCTGCTATGTGTTCGGCGACCTGGCCGTGCGCGGCGGCGTGATCGAGGCCGCCAACGCCGAGGATTACTTCGAGTTCAAGGGCCTGCGCCTCAAGACCCTGCAGAAGTCCATCCGCATGGAGATCGCCCGCACCGACGAGGGCTACCGCAAGGAGTGGCTCGGCTGGCCGTGGCAGTGCTTTGGTACCCAGGGCCTGATCGCCCTCGCCTACTGGTTCGGCTCGCTCTTCTCCGAGCAGATCCGCGCCGAGTTCCAGAGTTTCCCCTTCCTGGAGGTCACCGGCGAGGCCGGCGCCGGCAAGACCACCCTGCTGACATTCCTCTGGAAGCTGCTGGGCCGCCCCGACGAGGAAGGCAAGGACCCCTCGAAAATGTCCAAGGCAGGCCTGCGCCGCTGGCTGAGCCAGATTTCCGGCATGCCCGTGGTCATGCTCGAGGCTGACCGCAGCGACGACAAGGGCAACGCCGCCAAGGCCTTCGACTGGGACGAGTTCAAGCCCCTGTTCAACGGCGGCAGCCTGGGCGTAACCGGCGTGAAGACCTCCGGCAACGAGACGCACGAACCGCCCTTCCGCGCCGCCCTGGTGATCAGCCAGAACGCCACGGTTGCGGCCTCCGAGGCCATCCTCACCCGTATCGTCAAACTGCACTTCGTCCGCCCCGAGGTGACTGATGCCAGCCGCGCCGCGGCGGACAACCTCAACCACCTGCAGGCCACCGACGTGAGCCACTTCCTGCTGATGGCCGTGCGCCTGGAGCAGAAGATTCTGGAGGTGTTCCGCGACCAGGTGCGCCACTACGAGCAGGAGCTGCGCGCCATCAAGGAAATCCGCATCGAGCGGATCATCAAGAACCACGCCCAGCTCATGGCCCTGGTCGACGCCCTGCGCCTGGTGGCCCCCCTCACTGATCGCCAGCACGACGCGGTGCAGCGCGAACTGCGCGCCATGGCCGTGGCCCGGCAGCACGCCGTCAACTCCGACCCGAAGGAAGTGGCGGAATTCTGGGAGGTGTTCGACTACCTGGAATCCCTCAGCGAAGAGCCCACCGTCAACCACTCGAAGAAGGACGGCGTCATCGCCATCCACATCAACGAGTTCTGCGAACGCGCCGCCGAGCACAAGCAGAAGCTGGCCGACCCCGACACCCTGCGCACCCTGCTGCGCAACAGCCGCAGCCGCCCGCTGATCGAGGCCAACAAGTCCGTCGACAGCGCCGTGCGCCAGGCCTTCAACGCCCGAAACAACGCCTCCAACCAGCGCCCCACCACCGTGAAGTGCTGGCTGTTCAAGGCCAACTGAACCCCGGCGCGGCAACGCCGGCTCAACCCCAAGGAGAAGCACCATGCAAACCGACCACGACGACGACTTCTACAGCCCCAGCCGCCGCGAAACCCTGCTCACCCTGGTTGGCAGCGGCGTAACCCTCGCCGTACTGGCAGCCGCCGGCTACCTGGCCCCCACCCTGCTGGCCTTCGCGGCCCGCTAACCCCAGCGCCCAGGCGCGGCAACGCCTGGGCAACCAACCCAAGGAGAGGCGCCATGCAGCAGCTCTATGCCGAGATCAAGAAGTCCAGCAAGTACACCCACCAGGCCGACTGGTGCCGCACCCAAGGCTATGGCTACCCGTTCAAGGTACGCATCGCGTTCGACAAGGACGGCTACTCAGTGAAAGGAGGCGTCGGCGGCCAGTACCGCCTGGAGGACGTGAACCTGTACGTCCTCGAGGACGGCAAGAAGATCCGCGTGCGGTGACGCCGACACCAGAAACAAGAAGGCCCCGGTGAGCGGCAACTCACCAGGGCCAGACCAACCCCAAGGAGAAGCACCATGCAAGCACAAACCCCCGAAGTCAGCGCCGAGAAGGCTACCACACCGCGCTATGACACCATCGTCATCCGCGGCGCCACCGGCAAGACCGTCCCGCGGGAAGTAGACGGCGGCGAAGTCGTCGCCTGGAGCGCAGGCCACGAGCTCGCCGCCCTGGATGCTCTGCAAGAGTTCGTCAGCGACCTGGCCGCTGGCAACTGCAAACAGCACAGCCACCTGGCCAACGAAGCCGCCGCAGCGCTCAACCTCATGCACCGCCGTCGGGCGATCGGCTGGGCAGCGGACGAGCCCACCGAGAATCCCCCAGCGGACTGGAAAGCCACCGTAGCCCGCGCTGTAGCAACAGCTCGCAAGGTATTCGGCGAGGACGACACCGGCGAAGCCACGGAGGCCATCCGTTACATGGAGGCGTTGCTGCTGGCGAACGAGCCAGCCGAGCCGGAGCCCTTCATGTTCGCGCAGCTGCATGCCGGCGACGTGCTGGACTGGACGCAGGACGCAAACCGGGCCGAGGCCTGGGAGCAAGAGGGCTACACGGTAGCCAAGCTCTTTACTGCTCTTGGAGGTGCAGCATGAAGCCCTGCACCCTCGGCAAACGCCACAGCTGGACCTTCGTCCGCAACGTCGTCACCAGCCACCTGAGCGGCCGTGTCGGCCGCATCACCAAGCGCGGGCTCTACCGCTGCGAATGCGGCGCCGCCAAGTACGGCAACCCCGGTCACCAAGACGTAGGAGGTGCCCAATGACCTGCGCAGGAGCCAAGTTGCGGCAGCGGTACCAGGAACGCATGCAGCAGGTCGCCATCGGCGCGCAGCTAGAGCGCAAGGGCCGCGTGTGGCTGGTCATGGAACAACGGCGCACCGAAACCGGCGTCGTGCTCCAGCTGCGCCATGGCCGCCGCACCTTCCGCCTGTATGTCCCGGTGACCTGGGACGGCCCGGAGCTGTGGCACGCCGAGTTCCGCTCGGCAGCACTGCCGCCAGCCCAGCGCGAGATGTTCGCCGGAGGTGCCCAATGAACAACCGCATCCGGCCAACCATGGCCAGCCACCGCCTCGACCTCCCCAGCATCTGCGACATCTGCGGCAAGGGCCGCAGCACGCGCAAGCACGCCAAGTGCAGCCGCATCCGCCAGCAGCTCAAGCAGGAAGAGTGGGCCAGCTACATAGCCAACGTCGCCGCCAAGAAAGCCAAAGGAGCCAGCCGCCATGCCCGTTGAACTGATCACCACCGAGGTCGAGAAAACCTGCAGCAGCTGCCAGGAGCAGTACCCGGCTGACCGCGAGTTCTTTTTCAGTGACAAGCGCTCAGCCGATGGCCTGCGCAGCAGCTGCAAGGCCTGCTACTACGAGCTGCCCAGCGTCCAGAAACGCAAGCAGGGAGGCAAAACCCATGCCCGTTGAAATCCGCTGCCGGTACACCACCGGCACCTACGTGGCCACCGTCAAGGGCCAGAAGCTGACCGCCAGCAACACCATCAGCGCGCGCCACGCCGCCGAGGCCATGGCCACCAAGCTGGGCCTCGATCCGGCACACCTGGTGGAGCAACAGCGCGACCTGATCGACCAGAAAGACCGGGTGACCTTTATTCATCCAGGAGAACAGCAGGAGTCCCGCCATGCGTGAGCGTCCGATTCTGTTCAGCGGGCCGATGGTCCGCGCCATCCTGAACGGGCAGAAGACCGTCACACGTCGAGTGGTCAAGAGCGACTGGATACAGTCCGATCGCGCACCACTTGAAACAAGCACCGGAGTTTTCCACTTCTGGTGCAGCGGGGAACATGTGTGCCCATACGGGATCCCCGGTGACCGTCTGTGGGTGCGTGAGGCCTGGGCCAGCATTCGCGTAGTACAGGCCCCAGACCAGGAGTGGGTGGTCTACCGAGAAGGTGATAACCGCACCGATTACGGCGGCCCGTGGAAGCCCAGCATCCACATGCGTCGCCGCGATAGCCGCATCTTGCTAGAGATCGTCGCCGTGCGGGTCGAGCGCCTGCAGGACATCACCGAGCAGCAGGCTCTGGCCGAGGGCGTGGCGAGCTGCGAGCAAGACCTCGACCCGGACGGAAATTGCTACACCCCGGTGGAGCTTTTCTCAATCTTGTGGTCGTCGATCAATGGCACCGACAGCTGGAATGCCAACCCCTGGGTATGGGTCGTCGAGTTCAAGCGAGTGGAGGTGGCCAATGCCTGAGTGCCGTTTCTGTGCTGGCTCCGGCTGTACCGCCTGCCGCAACAGCGGGCGGGAGGGCATCACCTACCAGGTGGGCGCGCTGCTGGACTTCCGTGGTACCGACATCGAGGTCGCCGGCTTGCCGGCGGCCCACCTCGAAGCCGATCGGCTGATGGGCCTCGACTGGGAGCGCCCGGTCGGGATCTGGACCGGGCAGCAGCATGGCTCCGAGCTGGTCGAGATCTGGTACCAGGGAGGGCAGTTCCGTGGCTGACCAGGACGTCCGCCAGCAGATGCTGGAATGCGAGGCGCGGTACTGGCTCAGGCGTGGGTACACCACGCCTGACAAGATCCTGGAGCTGGGGCAACTGCTCAAGAAGCGCAGCAACGTGGCGCTGGGCAGGCTTATCGACGAGATGCGAGAGCAGTGGAGACGCAGGCGCGAGTGGGAATAGATCACCCGGCACGGCCGCCATCCTTGCCCGATGCGCGGCCGGCGGGCTGCTGGTGAGTATACCGGCCAGGCTCTGGGCAGCCTGGCTACCCGGCGAGAAACAGCAATCGGCAATTCTCGGCCATCAATCGGGCCGAGCCTTCAAGGCGCCCCTACACTGGCGCCGTTTTCTTTTGCGTGGGGCCGCAGATGGCAGATGGAGTCGAGGTGCGCGGCAAAGCCGTGCGCGTGTATTTCCGCTACGAGGGTGAGCTGTGCCGGGAACCATTCCCGGGCGAGGCCAGCCCCGACAATATTGCCCAGGCCGAACGCCTGGTCGGCATGATCAACTACGAAATCAAGGCCGGCACGTTCAGCTATGCCCGCCACTTCCCAGACTCGCCCAGGGTGAAGACCAACACCCTCGGCCACTACATCGACCTCTGGCTCGACATCAAGCGCAACGAGCTGGCCCCGTCTGGCTTCCGCGCCTACAAGAGCAAGACCGAGAATCACATCCGCCCGGCCTGGGGCGAGCACCAGGCCGACCAGATCGACCACCTCGACCTGCAGGCCTGGGTGCAGAAAACCCTCATGCCGAAGCTGCACAACAAGACCGTGCGCGAGATCGTGAGCTACCTGCGCCAGGTCTTCACCCTTTACCGCACCCGCAACAAGACCGCGCACGATCCGACCGAAGGCATCACCGTGCGCCTGCCGGATGCCGAAGAGGCCGACCCATTCGACCGCAAGGAAATCGAGCTGCTGCTGGCGGACGACCAGGACTACCGACAGGAGGTGAACCTGGCCCGCTTCATGGTCTGGGCTGGCCCGCGCGTGAGTGAGGCCATCGCCCTGGCCTGGGAGGATGTCGACCTCGAAGCCGGTACCGTGAAGTTCCGCCGCTCGCAGGTGCGCGGCCACTACAAGGTGACCAAGACCCGCCGCTCGACGCGCGAGGTGCGCCTGCTCAAGCCAGCGCTGGAAGCCCTGCAGGCGCAGAAGCGGCTCACCAAGGACCTGCCGCCCGTCGACATCGAGGTCACCGACCGCGACAACAAGACCATCAAGCGCCAGCGCGTGCGCTTCGTGTTCCACAAGACGACGACCGGCGCCGCATGGACCAGCTCCGACGTGCTGCTCAAGACCTGGTGGCGCGATCACCTGGCTGCGCGCGGCGTGCGCTACCGTGGCCCGAACAACTGCCGGCACACCTACGCCAGCCAGATGCTGAGCACTGGCGTGGTGCCGTTGGACTGGATCGCGGATCAGATGGGGCACACGTCCACCGCCATGATCTGGAAGCACTACGGCAAGTGGATCAACGAGGACGGCCCCGACATGGTAGGGCTGCTGGAGCACGCGCTAAGGCTCTGAAATCAGGCCCCAGAAACGACAAAAGGCAGCCCTCTGAGGCTGCCTTTTTCGTTCCGCCGTTCCCAAAGTGTTCCCAAAACGCTCCCTCTGC